CGCACGAGGGAGGCATGGGTCTTGAGCGGGTCGGCCACGATGCCGTAACGCGAGAATCGCCAGCCGCAGAAGCCGGTAAGGTCCCCGGGCTGCTGCGTGTGGACCACGGGCTTCCCCTCGAGCAGGAGCCGCTTTTGGATCAGCGCGAAACTGGGCTTTTCCTCCGCGAGACAATCCTGGGCCATGTCATCGCCGGCGAAGACCAAGTTGGCGTTGTCGGGCACGGCGAATCGCGTAAAGTGGTACGCGATGTTGCAAGCCGTGTTGGCGTCGAACGTCGGACCTTCGCCTGACAGGCGCATGATGCCCAGGAAGCCGGTGAACGCGCGTGCATTCATCTTGAGCCGGAGGTAGCGGTCGAGGACGTCTGCGGGCACCCCAACGTGTTGGCCGTGGTAGTACTCGAAGGCGAGCATGCTCGCGTCCTGTGACTGGTCGAAGCGGGTGTAGTCGTTGGCGAAGGCCGGCCCGCTGTGCCGCCACTGCTCCCTGACCCAGTCGCTGAGTTGCTCGGGCCTTGTGCCACAGTTGACGAAGATCCGCTTCGGCTCGAAGTGCTCGCGGACCTTGCGCATGTACCGAGCCATGATGCCGAATTCCATGACCACGGTCTGCTTGAATGAGGCGATGGCTTGACCAGCTTTGGCGGGTTGACCCATTTTCTCCGGCTTCTTGACCCACTGGCTCTTATTGAAGAGCGCCACCATGAAGTCATCGAAGTCGGGGCTCTGTCGCGTGGCACCGTTGATCAGCTGGGCGACCGACTTTTCCCCGTACTTGGCCGCGACCTCGCGCTCACACGAGCTCCAGAGGGCTGACTGGAACTTGAGCGGTGCCTGCGGGAGACCCATCGCCACGCGGTAGTTCTCGAACAGCGTGCTCCCGATGCTGAGCTTCGCGCGGAAGTCGGCGGCATTGGACGCGGCGTCTCCGGGCACGATTCGGGCGCCAAGCGTGAGCTGCCACAGAGCCTCGTCCTTCGCTTGCTGGTGGGGGAAAAGCTGCACGAAGGGGTCTTCGGTCTGGAAGACGTTGGTGTATCCGTCTCCGACTCGTG